CTTCATCTGATGGCCGGGGCATCTCTTCAGGTGAACCTCGTCGGCGATGCGGCCTTCACCGATGCGCTGAAGGCCGCAGCACATGCGCTCGAGCGCCCAGGAGGCATGTTCGCCGCGATCGGCAGGATGCTCGTCGCCTCCACCCAGCAGCGCTTCACAGATGAGGCCGGGCCGGATGGAAGCCCCTGGCCCATGTCGGTGCGCGCCATGACACAGGGCGGCAAGACGCTGACCGACAAGGCACGGCTGCGGAACTCGATCACCTACGCAGCATCGGACGAAGGTGTCGAATGGGGCACCAACATCCTCTATGCCGGCGTCCACCAGCGCGGCGCGACCATCAAGGCAAAGACCCCGGCCGGCCTGCGCTTCAAGGTCGCCGGCAGCTGGGTGCGCAAGCAGGAGGTCCAGATCCCGGCGCGCCCCTTCCTCGGCATCGACCTGGAGGACGCAAGCGCGATCGCAGGTATCGCCACCGACTGGCTTCAGAAGGCTTCAAGGGGAGGTTCGAATGCTCGTTGAAGCCGTTTCGAACCGCCTTTCGGCATCCGTCAACGACCTTGCCAACCGGGTGAGCGAAGCCGCCGACCTGGCAGCCCTGGTGGCCAAGGACGCCCTGCCGCCATCGCCGCTGTCGGCCTTCGTCCTGCCGCTCGGCCTTCGCCCGCGCAGCGAGGGCGATGCCATGGCGCAGGCATTCCTCCAGGCCTACGACGAGCTCATCGGCGTCCTGCTGGTCATTCGCAGCCCCAACGACCTGTCCGGCGCAAGGGCGCTCCCGAAGGTCGACGCGCTGGTCGAGGCCGTCATCGGGGCGATCGCCGGCTGGGGACCGGATGAAGAACCGGACGTCTTCCGCCTGGCGCGCGGCCAGCTCCTGCCGGCCGGCCAGGGCCTCACCCTCTACCAGCTCGACTTCGCCATCTCCCGCCAGCTGAGGATCATCACATGAGCGAGAAGTCCAAGGACGCGGCGCCCCAGGGCCGCTTCATCCGCGATCCCGAAACCGGCGAGACCCGGCCGGCGACCGGTGAGGAAGCAATGGTTGCACGGGGCACCGTCGTGACGCCCACCAACAAACCCGCCCGCAAGAAGGACAGCTGACATGGCACGTTTCTACCGCAAGCTGGCAATCCTGGCGAAGATCGAAGGCACCTACGGCACCGACGCGAGCCCGACTGGCAGCGCCGACGCCATGCTGATGCGTGAGGTCACCATCACGCCGATGGAAGGCCAGGAAGTCAGCCGCGACCTGATCACGCCCTACATGGGCCACCAGGGCGTCATCCTGGCCGGCATCCACACCAAGATCTCCGGCAAGATCGAAATCGCCGGAGCGGGCGCTGCCGGCGACGTGCCCGCCTGGGGCGCGCTTCTCAGGGCCTGCGGCTTCTCCGAAACCGTGACGCCCAGCACCAAGGTCGACTACGCGCCGGTCTCCGACACCTTCCCGGCCGTGACGATCTACTACAATGCCGACGGGGTGAACCACATCCTGCTCGGTGCGCGGGGCACGGTGCGCCTTGAGTTCAATGCCCAGCAGATCCCGTACTTCACGTTCGAGATGACGGGCCTGAAGGGCACCGTCGCCGATACCGCGCTGCCGACCACCGACCTGACCGCCTTTGTCACGCCGCTGATCGTCAACAAGGCCAACACCAGCCTTACGCTGCACTCGCATGCCGCGATCGCCGAGAGCCTGACCATCGACGTCGCCGCCCAGGTCGAGCCGCGCCTGCTGATCAACCACGAGAGCATCCAGGTCACCGACCGCATGTCGACGGGCCAGGCGGTGATCGAGGCGACCAGCCTTGCCACGAAGGACTGGTTTTCGATCGCCACGGCGCGAACCCGCGCCGCGCTCGCCTTCGCCCATGGCACGACCGCCGGCAACATCGTCGAACTGGCCGCCCCGAAGGTTGAGATCGGCCGGCCCACCCAGGGCCAGACGCAGAAGATCCTCAACTACACCCTTCCGCTCATGCTGGTGCCGAACGCCGGCAATGACGAGCTCGTCGTGACGGTGAAGTGACCATGAAGTTCGTCCTCGCAACCACCTATGCCTTCTGGTGGCCGGTCAAGGTCCAGGTTCCCTCGGGCGACACGCCGGGCGCGTTCGACGTGCAGACGCTGAAGATCCGCTTCGAGGCGATCCCGGATGCCGAGGTCACCGACCACTTCAACCGCCGCTCCGCGATCACCGATCCGGTGGAGCTTCGCGATCACGATCACGCGCTGATGAAGCGCGTCATCAGGAACTGGGAGGGCGTGGTCGACGATGCCGGCAACGAGGTCGCCTTCGACCAGGCGAGCCTCAGCAGGGCACTTGGCTTCCTGCCGTTCCGCACGGCGGTCGCGCGGGCCTATGCCGACGCCATGGCCGGCAAGGCCGCGGAAAAAAACTGAAGGCGGCCGCGCGCGCCTGGGCGGTCGGCGATCTCGCGCTGGACCGTCCGATGAGACCGGGCGCGGCCGAAGCTGAACAGTTCGCGGCGATGGGTGTCCGCCTGGCGCCGGAACTCATCGCAGACGAGGAGGAAGGCTTCGAGGTCATGACTGGCAACTGGGAAACGGTCAGCGCCTTTCTGGACTGCGGCGGCGCCTGGAACGCGGTTTTCGCGCCGGGCGCCGGGATCGTTCGCACCGGTTTCGACTGGGCCGGTGTCAAGGCGATCCTCGACATGACGGCGCGCGCGCCGGCTGTTCTCTTCCCCGGCTTGCGGATCATGGAAGCCGCAGCACTCGCCGCCTTCGCGGAGAAGCGCTGAGATGAACAACTTCGTCCTCTCCATGAAGATCACCGCCGACGGCGCCCAGGCGATCGCCGCCGTGCGCGAGACGGAGCGGGCGATCGGCCAACTGCACGATGAGGTCCGTGCCAAGCGCGAAGCCGACATCCAGGCCTATGCGGCGTCGATGGACCGGCTGCGCGCGCTCTACGATCCGGTCTTCGCGGCCTCCAAGGCCTACGAGGCTGAACTCGAGCAGTTGAACGCCGCTCTCCAGGTGGGCGCGATCGATGCGCGGGTGCATGCCGAAGCGCTCGAGCGGCTGAATGCAAGCTACCTCGCCATGACGCCGGCCGCCAACACGTCGATGTCTGGCGCAGCGCGCTCGACGAAGCTGGCCGCCCATGAGGTGACCAACCTGTCCTACCAGATGAACGACATCGTCATGATGCTCGCATCCGGCCAGTCGCCGTTCCTGCTGATGATGCAACAAGGCTCGCAGGTCGCCCAGATCATGGGCCGGCGGGGCCTGCGCGACATCTTCCCGGCGCTCGGCGCGGGCCTGATGAGCCTGGTGACGCCCACCACAATCGCGCTCGCCGGCGTGACGGCGCTCGGCTATGCGGTCAGCGCGATCCTGATCCCGGCACTCTCGGACGCCGAAGGCGAGGTAAAGCCGCTTGAGGACGCGATCAAGGATCTCGACGAGGCGACGCGCGCCTTCAAGAGCACCATCTCCGAAGGGTCCGTCGAGCGCCTGGTCGAGCAGTTCGGCCTGATCACGCCGGAGGTCATCGAGCTTCAGAGAAACCTGCAGGACCTGCGCTTGCGCGAGATCCAGATCGAGGCGCTTGCGGCAGGCACTGCGCTGGCGAAGGCCTTCTCCTCTGACGGGCTGTTCCAGTCGGGATCGCAGCGCCTGGCGGAGACCTTCGACCTCAATCTCGGCCAGCTCGCCCAGATGGAACACCTCCTCGTCAGGATCGGCGCAGCGCGCACGATCGAGGACCAGGTCAAGGCTGTCGGCGATCTCGAGGCAGCCATTCTGGCGACGACCGGCGGCGTCGAGAACATGAACGCGGCCCAGATCGCGTTCTACCGGGACGTGGTGTCGTCCGAACGCGCATTGCGCCAGGCCGAAGCCGCCGGCATGGGGCTCGATGGCGTGATCTCGTCGGCCGCCGATGAAGCCAGCAGGCTTGCCGGCAATCTCGATGCCGCCGTCCGGGCCTTGTCCAACATCGCTGCTCCGACCTTGAGCAACCGCGAACAGGTGAACG